GAGATGTGGCCGCTGTCAGCCGACCAGATCGAAATCGATGTTTTGCCAGATCGTTCGCTGGTTTACAAATACAGTTATGAAGGTCAAATTGTTCACTATTCTGAGTCGAGCATTTGGCACTGGCGCGATAAAGGCAACGGTGTCATCGGCATGTCGCGCCTTGATTACATGCGCAATTCTGTCGGCGTGGCTATCGACGCACAAAACCACAGTTCTAACGTTTTCCGCAAATCTGCAAAGCGCCCTGGCGTTTTCATGATCGACAAGGTGCTCAAAGAAGAGCAGCGCGATGCGATCCGCAAGAACTATCGTGGCCTGGTCGAAGGCAATGACGATGATCTGCTGGTGCTGGAGGCTGGCGCGAAGTTCGAGCCATTGAGCATGTCGCCTGCTGACCTGCAATTGCTGGACACCCGCAAATTCTCGGTGGAAGACATCGCCCGGTGGTTTGGCATTTCGTCTGTGTTGATTAACGACACCGCCAAGACCACCACCTGGGGAACTGGTATCAGCCAACTGATCGAGGGTTTCTACAAATTCAAACTGCGGCCAATGCTTGAGGCTTTGGAGCAATCGCTTGAGCGCAGGGTGCTGACCCCAGCCCAGCGGCAAACTTTCACAGTCGAGTTTTCGCTCGATGCCATCTTGCGCGGGTCTTTGGCAGATCGCCTGGACGCTGGTTCAAAGGCTGTTCAAAATGGCTTGATGACCCGCAACGAATGGCGACAGCTTGAGAATATGCCGAGGATGGATGGCGCAGACGAATTGACTGCCCAGGTAAACCTCGCGCCATTGGCATCTTTGGGCAATAATCAGGGCCAATAAGATGCCAGTACCAACACAAGCAATGGCCGAAGAAGCGCAGCGCGGGTTGGATTGGCGTGCTGAGTTTGGCCGTGGCGGTACTGAGGTCGGCGTGGCACGGGCGCGAGACATATCGAATCGCAAAGATCTGAGCGACGAAACCATTGGCCGCATGGTGTCATATTTTGCGCGGCATGAGGTGGACAAAGAAGCGCAAGGGTTCAGACCCGGCGAAGATGGCTACCCCAGCGCAGGTCGGATTGCATGGGCTTTGTGGGGCGGTGACCCTGGCAAAGCCTGGGCAGACAAAGAATGGTCGAAAATTCAGGGCAAAGGAGCCGGAAAAATGATGATGAAGAAAAACATCGTTCTTGATAACGTGGGCTTGAAATTCGCCAAGGGCGATGCAGGCGGTTTCAGCGGCTATGCCTCAGTCTTTGGCGGCGTGGACAGCTACAACGACACCATCATGCCCGGTGCATACAAGAGCGTGATCGAGCGAATCCAGTCTGGTGCAGCCCGTATGCCCAAGATGTTCGTCAATCACAAATCCTATGAATTGCCCGTGGGCAAGTGGAAGTCGATTCACGAAGACGATGTTGGCCTGTTCCTGTTTGGTGAACTGACACCAGGCATGGCCGATGCCCAGGCAGTCAAGGCGGCCATGCAACACGGCACGATTGATGGCCTCAGCATCGGTTATGGTCTGAATGGCGATGATGTCGAATACGATGACGATTACGACAACCATGGCCGCGTTCGCATCATCAAAAACATCAGCGAACTGTACGAAATTTCGATTGTGACTTACCCAGCCGATGAATCGGCACGGGTTGATCTGTCTAGCGTCAAGAGCGTGCTGGATCAGGTCGAGTCCATCAAGGATTTTGAGGATTTTCTGCGTGAGGCAGGAGGTTTCTCAAAATCGCTGGCAACGGCTACGGCAAGCCGCGCCAAGCGACTTTTCTCTCAGAGTGAGTCTGAGAAATCAAAACTGCCTGACGAATTGCAGCGAATCATCGCTGCGAACCTCCAAAACTCTCGGACTCTTTAAAGGAAACTACCATGTCTGATATTTCTGAAATCAAAGCCCTTGCCGAAACTCAAGGCACATTGCTCGCCACCACCAAGGAACTGAAGTCCTGGATGGAAAAAGCCAACGGCGAAATCGCATCGAGCAAAAACGTCGAAGCTGAAACCAAAGCAGCTATGGAAAAACTGTCGGCCAAGGCTGGCGAGTTGACCGAAAAGTGCTTGGAACTTGAGCGCAAGATGACTGCTGGCGCTGAAAACGGCCAACAATCTGTTGATTCTGTCGGCTCGATGCTGGTCAAGTCCGATGCATTCCAGTCTATGGCCCAAGGCCGCAGCAAGTTTGCACGCATCGAACTCAAGACTGCCATCGTCAACGCCACAGGCCAAAACCAGCCTTTGGTCGCCGATATGCGCGTGCCTGGCATCATCGCCAATCCAAACCGCGTTTTGACCATTCGTGATGTTTTGCCTACTGGCCGCACATCGAGCAACCTGGTGCAGTTCACACGCGAAAACGTGTTCACCAACAGCGCCAATGCTCAATATTCCAGCCCAGCCCGTGAGAACGTGACCAAGCCAGAATCTGGCATCACATTCACATTGGCAAACGCACCCGTGGTGACCTTGGCCCACTTCATCCCCGTTTCGCGTCAAGTGCTGGACGATGCTCCCCAGTTGGAGAGCTACGTCAACAGCCGCCTGACCTACGGTCTGAAGCTGGAAGAGGAAGACCAATTGCTGAACGGTTCCGGCACATCCGGCAACATTTCCGGCATTTTGACATCGGGCAACTTCACTGCTTACAACCGCGCTGCAACAGGCGACACCCGTCTGGATACCATCCGCAAGGCGATCACACAGGCTGCATTGTCTGAATACACCGCCGACACAGTGGTTATCAACCCAGCCGATTGGGAGCGCATGGAGTTGACAAAGGCCAGCGATGGTCAATACATCATGGCTAACCCCATGGACATGGCTGGCCCCCGTATCTGGGGCAAGCGCGTGGTGGCTACCAACTCCATCGCTGCTGGCACATTCCTGGTCGGTGCAATGACCATGGGCGCTCAAATCTGGGATCGCATGGATGCTGCTGTTCAAATTTCTTACGAAGATGGCGACAACTTCAAGAAAAACATGGCAACCCTGTTGGCCGAAGAGCGTTTGGCACTGACCGTGTATCGCCCAGCCGCCTTCATCAAAGGCTCATTCGCCTAATTGACAAAAGAGACACCCATGCCCTATCCGCGACAAAACGAGCCTGAAAACGAGTTTGTGGCGAGGTGCATGGGTGACTCTGAGTCAGTCCGAGATTTCCCGAACGCGCAGCAAAGGATCGCCTTTTGCTACAGCGTTTGGGAATCTGAAAACGAACAACCATCCCGCGAAGAAGGTGAAAATGGAAAAAGTTGAAGTGATCGCTACGAGCCACTTCACAGACACTCGGATTGGCAGCGTGACGCGAAAGCAGCGACTGTTTGTCCCGGTCAATGTGGCCGAAGACCTGCACAGCATCGGCATGGTCGAATACCCAAACAACCAGGCAACAGCCAAAAGAAACTCACAGATCGGACTGCTGGCCGATGGTGGGGGCGTGTTGCCTGCATCATCGCCAGCGGCCCAAGCCTTACAACCGAAGATTGTGATGCGGTTTCCCGCACAGGATGGGCAACCATCGCCATCAATGACACATACAGGCGAGCAGGCTTTGCCGATGTCCTCTACGCCTGCGACAACCAATGGTGGCGAGTCCATGCAGAAAAAGCGCGGTCGGCCTTCAAAGGCGAGTTATGGACTCAAGATGAGCTTGCAGCAAGCAAATTCGGCATCAACCGTATAGGCTCAGAGAACGAGCCTGGGCTTGGCAAATATGACATCATCCACCAGGGCGGCAACAGTGGTTATCAAGCCATCAATTTGGCTTACCTCTGGGGTGCTGACACCATCATTTTGCTCGGCATGGATTGCAGCAGAGCGCCTGATGGAAAAGATCACTGGTTTGGTCAGCATGGGCCAGAACTCACGCAGCACCAGCCCTATGAACTGTGGCAAGCCAAATTCCCGCGATTGGCGCAAGACCTCAAAGACGAAGGCGTGCGAGTTATCAATTGCAGCCGACAAACGGCGCTCACTTGTTTTGAGCGCATGAAACTGGAAAACGCAATTCATGAATTTGCCATTAAATAGCGTGCGAGGTCGAATCCGGCATCACATCGAGCGCCATGCCACCAGGCTGGGCGACGATGTGCTGGAGATCGGTTCACGACTGACCAACTCCGAAACATGGTGGATCAATAACCGCGATCTGGCAAAGGGGCAATGGACTGGCATCGACATGCAACCCGGCCCCGGTGTCGATCAGGTGGTGGACATTCACACACCGCCAGCAGAATGGAAAGGACGATTTTCTGGGGTGCTTTGCTCTGAGGTGCTTGAGCATGTTGCGCGGCCATGGATTGCCCTGCCAAAAATCCGCGAAATCATGCAGCCTGGTGGGTGGCTGGTGGTGACAACCCTGACCAGTTTTCCAATTCATGGATTTCCAGACGATTACTATCGCTACACACCCAGCGGCTTGAAGCTGTTGCTGGAGGATGCGGGTTTTAAGAATGTGACCACCGAGAATGCTGGTTACATCGAAATTCAATTGAACGATCACGGCGAGCCAGGTTTTTGCACTCGCCAATTGCCACTGCACGTTTTTGGAATTGCACAATGTTGACCCTTTTGACCACCACAGGCAGCAGGCCAAAGGCTTGGGAAATCTGCCAAAAACTCATGGCCCGACAGACCTACAAAGGACAAGTGCGCTGGATCGTGGTCGATGATGGCGAAAAAGAGCAAGAAATCGACTTCAAACCAACGAATGGCATTTGGCACATGGAGATATACAGACCCGAACCTCTGTGGCAGCCTGGGCAAAACACACAAGCACGCAACCTGCTGACAGGTTTGGCCGTGATAAAGAACGAAGAAAACCTGGTCATCATCGAGGATGACGATTTCTATGCCACCGATTGGCTGGAAACTGTCGAACAGCAGTTGCAAAAGGCAGAATTGGTTGGCGAATGCCATGCCCGGTACTACAATGTCAAAAAGAGAATGGGCCGCGAAATGGTCAATCTCACACATTCCAGCTTATGTTCAACGGCCATGCGGGGGCAGGCCATTGAGACATTCCGCAGCGTATGCAGGCCAGGAATCCAGTTTATCGATCACATTTTGTGGCAGGCGCATTCAAACAGGCACATTTTTGACGGTCACAGGGTGGTCGGCATCAAGGGTTTGCCAGGTCGCCAAGGCATCGGCATCGGCCATGATGAAAAATTCACTGGCGTGAGAGATAATGATGGAAAATTGCTGCTTGAGTGGGTTGGCCCCGATGCGGTCGGCTTTTACATTGAGGATCAGGTCAAATGGCGCAAACAGTCAGAAAAGTGAAGGCAATTGGCTCTGTCGCCACAGAGCCGATCACACTTGCAACGGCTAGGCTGCATTTGCGCCTGGACACCATCGGATCACCACCAACACATCCAGACGATTCGCTGGTCACAGCACTGATTTCGGTGGCGCGTGAATCTGTGGAAAACTTCACCGAACTGACAGTGGCGGTCAATGATTTCCAAATGAAGCTGGATGCTTTCCCGACTGCTGAAATCAACCTCGGCACATGGCCTGTCAATAGCATCACCAGTGTGACCTATGTGGACGCAAACGGCGCAACACAGACGATCAACTCAGCCGATTATGTCCTGGACACATTCAGCAAGCCTGCCCAGATCGTGCCAGCATTTGGCAAGACATGGCCCATGGTGCGAAATCAGCCCAATGCGGTCACAGTGACCTTTGAGGCAGGCTACACAGGCGACACAAGCCCTGTCAACAACGAGATGCCCAAGGCGCTCAAACAGGCCATGCTGTTGACGATCACCGACCTGTACGAAAACAGGGGCGCGATCACCACAAAGCAGAATTACGAAATCCCCGTGGCCGCGCAGTATTTGATGATCCCCTATCGCATCAACATGGGGACATGACATGGACAAGATCGGGCGCTTAGATAAGCGAGTGACCATCCAGCGTCGATCAGCAACGCTGGACAGCTACGGCCAAGAACTTGATGCATGGACAACCATCGCCCAGGTTTGGGCGCAGGTCAAGCCATTGGGCGGCAAAGAGCGCATGCGCAATGCAGCCATGGTGGTCGAATCGATCCTGACGCACACAGTCACAGTCCGATACAGCGCAACGCTGATGCCTCCACTTGAGGCCGATGCGTGGCGCATTCAGTATGGCACGCGAATCCTGAATATCACCAGCAGCCGCGATGTGGACGAGGATCGCAGGTTCATCGAGTTTGACTGCACCGAGGGCAGCATCAATGGCCAATGAATCATTCCAGGTTCAGGGTTTGAAAGAACTGCACGCCATGCTGCAAGAGTTGCCCGTGCGCATCGAGCGCAACATCATGCGCGGTGCGATTCGCGCTGGTGCAAACGTGTTTCGAGATGCAGCGCGGCAAGCAGCCCCGGTGGATGATGGCACGCTAAAACGCAGCATCAAGACCGCATCCAGCAAGGTCACCAAAGGCAAAGTGACAGTTAATGTCGGCACTGATCTTTACTATGCCAGGATGGTTGAATTTGGCACGGCCAGTTTTTACACAGGCAAGGGCCGATCTGTGGGCAAGCCCTACAAAATCCCGAAAACCTCAAAAACTGGCAAGATCAGCAAGCGCACGAAAAGGGCGATTAAATTCGGCAACATTATTCGCAACAATGCAGTGCACCCTGGTATCAGGCCAAAGCCATTCATGCGGCCAGCCTTTGACAGCGCCAGCGATGGGGCGGTGGCAAAGTTTGCCGAATATGTCGCGGCACGGCTCGATAAGGAAATTGGAAAGCTATGAATCCAGAACTGATCGTGGCCGCAATGCTTAACACCACAGCGATCAATGCGCTGGTGGGAAATCGCCGCGCCATGGCCCAATTGCCTCAAAACTCGGCATTTCCGGCCATTGTTTACACAATTGTTGATTCCAGCGCCCAGCCCAATCTAAATTATTCTGGTGGAAGACAGATGGCTCGGGCTAGAATCCAGATCAACCCCATTGCCAAGTCAATTGGCGATGTAAAAACGATTCTGGACGCAGTACGAGCAGCCATGGACTTCAAATTGCAACAGGTCTATGCAACCAAGACGGTTATCAGCAGCCGCCTTGAATTGCTTGGCCCGATTGAAAAAGATGATGATCTGGGTGTTTGGACTCAGCCTGTTGATTACATGCTGATGTGGTACGAATGACCACCAGCAAAACGGTTTCGTGCGAAAGCATGGAAAAAAATGCCAGCATCCCTGCTGGCCCTCTCTTTTGACCTGAAAGGAAACTGAAATGCCAGTCCGCACCTCAGCAGGGACGACACTACGAGTGACATCCTCTGCACCCGCTACATTCAACAGCAGCGGTTATAACACCCTCTTCACAGCATCCCCAGTGCCAGCACTTGTGGGCGAAATCACCGATCTGGGTGAGTTTGGCCGCGAATTCGCTCTGGTAACCCACAACCCTGTTGGCACTCGCGGCACACAGAAGTTCAAGGGTTCCTTCAACGAAGGCACTATGTCCCTGTCTTTGGGCCTGGACACCGATGACGCTGGTCAGATCATCATGAAGGCCGCAAGCCTGAGCGATAACGACTACAGCTTCATGGTGACCACTCAGAACGGTGACCGCTATTTCTTCCAAGCCAAAGTGATGTCTTTCAAAGTTGGCGTCGGCTCTGTTGATTCGATCACCACAGCCACCGCCACTTTGGAAATCAGCACCAACTCTGCTGGTGTTGGCATCGTTGAATCGATGGCTGCTTAATCGCCAGTAATGGCAAAACGCGCACCGACTGGGGACAGTTCTCGCCTTTCGCGGGGTGAGGCTGTTCCCAGCACGGGCAATTTTTCAACCCGCGAAAGGTTACCCATGTTTGATATTTCAGCCCTGGCAGTGAAAGAGACTGCGATTGTTCACCTCGAAGCTGTCGATGGTGAGGCTTTGCTCGATGCCGATGGCAAACAGTTGAGCATTACTGTTTATGGCCCAGGCTCTAAGGCATTCCAAAAAGCCACAGCCGTGCGAAATCGTGCGATTCTTGAGTACGTCAAAAAGGGCGGCAAAAAGATGAAGGACAACGAGCAGCGCGAATTGGATTCAGATTTTCTGGCCTCTTGCACTGTGTCTTTCAACGGTTTCACATACAAAGACTTCACTGGCGTGGAAATGTTCCGCGAGGCGTACAGCGATCCATCGATTGGCTTTATCACCGAACAAGTCAATAAGGCGATCAGTGACTGGGCAAATTTTACGCCTCAGTCTGCGAAGACCTGATTCTCTATGCGAGGCAGTTGGCATGGTTTAACGCTATGCCAGTTGCGCCCGACAAGGGCAAATCTGTGGCTTCAGCAGACGCAAAGCCTGAGCAGTTGACCAGGGCGCAGAAAATTGAGCGCAATGGTGGATTTCCGCGATTTCCGAGTGTCGGTGATGCTGAGTATGTGATAACCTATTGGCACGATCTTGGCGTGATTGAAGCAGGGGCAATGGGGCCGATCCCATTGTCATCAAAGGAAATTCTGAGTTGGCAAGAATGCACTGGGGTTGATCTTCAGGCTTGGGAATTTAGGGTGCTGCGCGAGATGTCTCGCATGTATCTGATCCAGGCCGAGGAAAGCAAAAAACCAGAATGCCCACCGCCTTATGGTGACCCGGTGAATGAATTTGACCGAGGCATGGTGAGCAAGAAGGTTTCCAACGCATTCAAGTCACTCTTACAGGCGAAAAGGTAAAACCATGGCGACACCAGTTGGACAACTAACCATCGAAATGGCGGCCAACATTGTCCGACTGCAAAAGGACATGGACGCAGCCCGAAAGACAGTCGATGGGGCGATGGCTAGCATTGGCAAGTCTGTCGAAAACGCGATGCGCACCATCGGTGGGCTGTTCGCTGGTGTTTCCATTGGTGCATTTGCAGGCAAGCTGGTGGCTGTCGAACGAGAGTTTGGCACGCTAAATGCCAGCCTGGTGACAGTCACAGGGTCGGCAATGGCAGCAGACAAAGCCTTTGCTTTGCTGACCAACTTTGCGGCCACCACCCCATTTTCATTGCAAGAGGTCACAGCGGCTTTCATCAAGATGAAGGCGATGGGCCTGGATGCCTCTGAAGGCGCTTTGCGCAGCTACGGCAACACGGCCAGCGCCATGGGCAAATCGCTCAATCAAATGATCGAGGCTGTGGCCGATGCAGCCACAGGCGAATTCGAGCGCCTCAAAGAATTCGGCATTCGCGCAAAATCCGAGGGTGATCGAGTCACACTCACATTCCGAGGTGTCAGCACCAACATCGGCAAGAATGCAGCCGAGATCGAAGCATATTTGCGGCGCATTGGTGATGTGGACTTTGCTGGCGCAATGGATGCCAGGGCCAAGACTCTTGATGGTGCGATCAGCAACCTGGGCGATTCTTGGGATTCACTGTTTCGCAC